CTGGGGGATTTACCCCCCAAAATGAGTCGATAAGCCATGACTAGCCACGCAGAAGCCCCAAAAGGCCTCGAAGGGGCTGAACAGGGCTTAGAACGGCCTCAATCGGTTTTGGGTAGGGATACAGAAGCCCTTTATGGCCATCCAACGCCTAGAATCCACACGCCGCTCAATGATTTGCCATCAAAGGGGCTTGAACTTATCGATTTAGCCTCAACTATTAACATCGATCTCATGCCCTGGCAAAAATTTTTCATCGAACACAGCCACAAGGTTTTGCCAAATGGTCGCTGGGCTAGCCCTGTAAATACCTGCGTGGTAGCCAGGCAGAATGGCAAAAGTTTTTTGATGCAGCTGCGAATCCTGGGCGGCCTTTTCCTATGGGAAGAATCCTTGCAAATCGGGTCTGCGCATCGCTTATCTACATCGCTGGAGCAATTCAGGCAGCTTGTTCAGCTTATTGAATCGAGCGATTACTTGGCAAAGCAGGTCAAGCGCATCAGATGGAGTCACGGCAGCGAAGAAATCGAGACAAATATGAACACTCGTTTCATCATTAAGGCGGGGGGTTCAGCGGCTCGCGGTGTATCAAAGCCTGAAACTATCCACCTGGATGAGCTGCGCGAAATGACCGACCTCGAATCATTCGCATCGTTGCGATATACCTTGATGGCTGCAAAGAATCCCATGATCATCAGCTATACCAACGCAGGCGATGCCGCGAGCATTGTGCTGAACCAATTTAGACAGCGCGCCATGCAATCAATCGGCGGCGCTCAAGATGACATCGGCTATTTCGAGTGGAGCGCACCGACCGATGAAGTCACGATGGAAAATGCGGCCTACAGCAATCCAGCCCTGGGCATCACAATCCACCCTGACAATATCCGCGCAGTATTCAACGATCCACCTGATGTCGTGCAGACCGAGGTACTTTGTAGATGGGTTCAATCGATTCAGAGCTGTGTGGACTCAAATAAGTGGGCTGCCTGTGCTGACCCTGACTTTGACCTGGATGAAGAAAAATCAACCTGGTTGGGAATAGACCTATCGCCTGACAGAAAATTTGCCGCCCTGGTTGGCGCGCAGAAGCTGGGCGATGAAACCTTTGGTATCAAATTGTTACATACCTGGGAAAATCAGTTGCAGCTCGATGACAAGGCAATTGCCAATGACCTGGCGGCTTATGCCCGAAAGTATCCGCTCGAATATGTGCTTTACTCGCGGCGTACAGCTGGGGCGGTGGCTGCAAGGTTAGCGCCAGCGGGTATCGCAATCTTTGACATGGATGCGGCTTACCCACAAGCCTGTGATGAAATGCTCGGTGCAATCAATAGCGGTCGGCTTCACTATAAACCAAATCCTGAACTGACGGCACAAATGCTGTCGGCCGTTCAGCTGCGTAGAGGCGATGGCGGCTGGGTAATAGGCAGACGGGCGAGCGCCACCGCAGTGTGCGCCAGTGTGGCCACAGCACTCGTGACACACTTTGCGACACGCCCAGAGACAGACCTTGACATCATGGTGGGTTAATTGCTACGCACTTATTAAAATTCATGCATGGGATTTTTCGATGCTTTTGTACCACAATTGACGAAGGCTGCCGTTCCAGCTCAAGTCAATGATGTCGAGGCTTCGCTTGCGCCTTTGTATCCCGAGGCCTCGCCATTTTTTGCAATAACTGCCACAAGCGCATCACGCGCCGAAGCAATGACAGTTCCAACCATTGCGCGATCACTGGGAATCATTCAGACAGTTGCATCGCTTCCAATGCACTGTCGCGATATTGCTACAGGCGAAAAGGTGCAATCACCGCGCGTTATTAATCAACCTGACCCACGAATTGCAGGATCAGTATTTTGGGCGTGGTTGATTTCAGATTTATTTTTTCATCCTACAGCCTATGCATACGCAACTGATAGATATGCAGACACAGGAAGAATCCGCTCGATGGAGCGCATCGCTCCTGAACGCGTAAGCATACAAACAAATCAAAATGGCACTGAAGTTACCGCGTACCTGGTAGATGGTGTTTATGTCGATCCAAAAAATCTCGTGGTATTTGCTGGCGAATCAGAGGGCTTACTAGCGCGCGCAGGTCGCACCATTAAAGCTGCGGCGGCACTTGAAAAAGCCGCGATGAATTTTGCAGTCGAGCCAATTCCTCAAATGATATTAAAATCAAATGGCACATCGCTGCCGGCCGACCGCGTTGCCAAACTTCTATCATCCTGGCGCACAGCGCGTGCAAATAAATCTACAGCCTTCCTTAATGCAGATGTAACGCTTGAGACTTTGGGCTTTGATCCTAAATCAATCCAGTTGAATGAAGCGCGCAATTATGTGGCGCTGGAATTAGCGCGCGCCACTGGCGTGCCTGCTTACTTTGTCGATGCACAGCAATCGACCTTCACATACAGCAACGCTTTGGATAAAAGGCGCGATCTCGTGGACTTCGCTTTTAGAAATTACATGACAGTGCTTGAACAGCGAATGAGTTTTGCGGATTTTGTGCCAGCGGGTACAGATGTCAAATTCGATGTCGATGACTTCTTGCGTGGCAATCCTTTGGAGCGCGCGCAGGTTTATGAAATTCTCAATCGTATCGGCGCAATGTCGGTCGAAGAAATTAGAGAGGAAGAGGACTTGCTCCTATGAAAATCACAACACCCATGCGCATCACCGCAGCCGATTCAGAATCACGCACCATTACAGGGCAGATCGTGGCTTTTGATGTAGCTGCAAATGCATCAACTGGCAAAGTGCTATTCAAGGCAGGTTCAATCGAGCCAGCTTCTGTAAAACTTAACCTTGAGCATGATTCTTCAAGACCGATAGGCCGCAGTTTGGACATGGCAATCAATCCTGACAATTCAGGGATTACGGCCACATTTAAGATCAGCCAAACATCCGCTGGCAATGATGCACTCGTTGAAGCGATGGATGGCTTGCGCGATGGCTTTTCAGTAGAAGCTGAAGCGACAGATTTTGCCTATAACGAAGATGGCACGATGGTAGTAAGCGCAGCCCAGCTTGTAGGCGTTGCACTTACACATAACCCCGCTTTTGATGCGGCACGCGTTGAGCGCGTAGCAGCCACAGAAGGCGATGAAGAAATTTCTGAATCCACCGAGGATGCAGAAGAAACCCAACCAACAGAAGGAGACGAAGTGGAAAACGCCGTCACAAACGCGGAAGCCGTAGAGTCGGTCGAAGCCGCGAAGTCAATCACCGCAGCTGCACACGCAGTTGCATACACAAAGCCACGCCTGGACTTTTCAGCTGGCAAGCAGCTCGAAATGAACATTCGCGCAGCACTCGGATCAGAAGAAGCACGCTCATATATTGCCGCAGCGGCAGATACCACAGACAATGCTGGCCTCGTACCTACACGCCAGCTCACAACTGTAATCAACGGGCTTGCTAATTCTACTCGCTCAAACATCGATGCAATCAGCCGTGGCACTTTGCCTGATGCTGGTATGACATTCGAAATTCCTAAGATTACACAGCTTCCTTCAGTTACAGTCGAAGATGAAGCTGGCACAGTCGCAGATGTAGATCAAACTTCTGAATTCCTTAGCGTGAGCGTGAAGAAGTATTCGGGCGCTCAAACATTTTCAGTCGAGTTGTTCGACCGCTCAAGCCCCCTCTTTATTGATGAGCTTATGCGAAATATGGCTGCGCAATATGCCAAAGTTACTGACACAGCTGTAAATGCTGCGCTAGTTTCAGGATCATCAACAGATGCGACAACAGTTGCAACATATCCAACAGCTGCCGAACTTCTCGGAATCATTGCTCGCGGTGCAGCATCAGTTTATTCAGGCACCCAGGGATTTGCTCGCAATATCATTATGAATACATCCCAGTGGAGCAATGTTATGACACTTAATGACAGCGGCCGACCAATCTACAACGCATCACAGCCATCAAACGCTGGCGGTGTAGTTCGCCCTGATTCAGTTCGCGGCAATGTCGCAGGACTCGATCTTTATGTCACAGCAAACACAGCTGCGACAACTGACACAGATGGTTCAATCCTCATTGTCAATCCTGATGCCTACACATGGTATGAGTCACCTACTTATCAGCTGCGTGCAGATGTCATCGCAACTGGTCAAATCAGCGTGATGATGTACGGATATGGCGCAATTGCAACCAAGATCGGTGCAGGCGCGTTCAAGAATAACAAGGCTTAATCGCCCAAATTAATCATCGGCCAGTGCGCTCCCGTGCTGGCCGAGCCGAACGAAAGGAACACTCATGCCCAGCATAGTCACAGCCGCACAGTTGCGATCAGTGCTGGGCGTGAGTGAATCCTTATACAATAACGATTATCTCAACGAAATTATTAACACTAGCGAGGCCGTAATTTTGCCTATGCTGGTCGCTAATACTTCAGCGGTCAATGCCTACAAGCTGACATCAAATGTCGCAACCTATTACACCCAGCGCGAGCATTACTTTGTCGCGGGTCAATCTGTAGTCGTTGCCGGGCTTCCTGCGCCATTTAGCGCGACAGTGACAGTCACTGGCAAACATAATAATACTGATGCGATGAACCGCCGCTATTACTTTACAGCTGCAATCACAAATGCAAATGTGACAGTTCGAGATATGATTCCAGCTGGCACAGCGACACTTTCAGGCTATTCAGCCGCTCAAATTTATGCAGGCAATGATGCAATTGAATCAGCCATCCTGGCGGTATCGGTCGAAGTATTCCAGTCGCGTGTAGCAGCTGGCGGCCAAATCGAAGGCGTGGATTTTGCCAGCACCCCATACAGAATGGGTCGCAGCTTGACCAACCGCGTATCAACTTTGCTCATGCCATTCCTCGATGTCGAGACAGTGGTGCAGTAAATGCCAGCATCCACTTTGGCTGGCACACGATCAACACTGGCGGCCGCGTTTAATTCACTAGCTGCGACAAGCTACGGATATGTGCCTGAATCGCCAATCCCGCCAGCAATCGTCATCGTGCCATCATCGCCCTACCTGGAGCAGCAACTCATCGGGCGTTCGGTCATTAAAGTCAAAGTGAACTTCACTATCACTGCCATCGTGGCATATAACTCAAACCCTGCATCCCTGGATAACCTGGAGCAGCTCATCATGGGAATTCTTGCAGCTATACCTGCGGGATATGTGGTTGGAAATGTAGATCGTCCAACCCCATTAGAAGTTGGCGCAAGCACAATGCTTACAGCTGACATCAATGTATCTACGACCTACACTCAAACAAACTAAGGAGATACTGTGCCAACAACGATCATCACGGGTCGCGATTTAGTGTTGACGATCGCGACAGTTAACTATGACGCGCAAGCGACCAGCGCTACACTCGCAAATTCACCAACCATCGAGACATATCAAACACTCGATGGCAAGGCATACAAGCACATTGACGATCAATGGACTTTCGATGTCTCAATGCTCGCAGACTGGGGCGCTACAGGATCACTCTGTGAGGCTCTATGGTCTGCCTGCGAATCAGCACCAAACACCACACTAGCTGCATCACTTACAGCTGCAACTGGCGCGGTCTTTGCGTTCAATGTAATGCCAGTATTCCCAGCAGTGGGCGGTACTGCACCTGATGCACAGACAGTGGATTTGTCATTCACAGTCGTAGGAACACCAACCGAGACATTTAGCTAAAAAAAGAAACGGGAGCAAAAATGAAACTACCAATCACAATTGAATTCAATTCGGGCGAGGTTGCCACATTTGTGGCAGCCCCACCTGAATGGGTGAAGTGGGAAAAGAGTACGGGCAACATCATCAGCCAAGCGCAGGAGAAGATAGGGCTATCTGATCTCATATTCCTGGCGTATCACGCCATGAAGCGCGAAGCAGCTGGGAAGCCTGTAAAGCCAATCGATGTCTGGACTGAAACAGTCGCAAATGTCGAGGTCGGTAACTCTGACCCAAAAGTTACCCAGTCGGAAGCCTAAGCCGAACCCTTTGGGATTTGGCAATCGCGACAGGATTACCGACTAGCGAATTTGTAAGTGCTGAAGATGTAATCACAGCGCTGGAGATATTAGAGAGGCGAGCCGATGGCAAGTGAGGGAATCAGCTATGACAAAGCTGAACTGCGTGCCATCGCTCGATCCTTTAAGGCTATGGATGAGGAAGCACTTGACCAAGCAAAAGCCAAATCAAACGCCCTTGCCGAATTTGTATCGGATAAGGTTAAGAGTGCAGCACGCAACGCACGATCCATCCCGAAGGTATCAACTCGAATCGCTGACGGCTCAAAAGTATCTAAATCATCCAAGCTGGGCGAAATCTCATACGGATTCGCGGCGCAAAAATTCAGCGGTGGTGCAACCACTCGTGACCTTTGGGGCGGGGCAGAATTTGGCTCGAATAAATATAAGCAGTTCCCAGTATGGAGTGGTCGTGAGGGTCGCGGTTCGCGTGGATGGTGGATATATCCAACTCTGCGCAGTATTCAGCCTGACATCGTGAAGAAGTGGGAAGAAGGATTTTCCGAGATAGTTAAGAGGTTCGATTAATGGCAGGAAGTAGAACGCTCAAGCTATCCATCCTCGGCGATGTAGATAACCTCAATAAGTCACTCAAGGCCGCCACAGCCGATGTCGAGACTTTTGGCGATAAGGTCTCAAAGGCTGGCAAAGTAGTCGGCGCTGCCCTGGTTGCAGCTGCCGCAGCCGCTGGCGCTTACGCCGTCAAAATCGGCGTGGATGGGGTCAAGGCCGCCATCGAGGATGAGAAGGCGCAGACACAGTTAGCCCTAGCGTTAAAGAACGCCACAGGGGCTACAGAGGGCGCAATCGCCGCCACTGAACAATTTATCTTGCAGCAATCTTTGGCCACTGGTGTGGCAGATGATGAGCTGCGCCCAGCCTTGCAGCGCCTTGCGCTATCCACAGGCGATGTAAAGAAAGCACAGGATTTACTCAAAATCGCGATGGATGTGTCCACAGCGACAGGCAAGCCACTTGAAGCGGTAGCCAACAGCCTGGGCAAAGCCTATGACGGCAACACCACAGCACTGGGCAGATTAGGCATCGGCCTATCGGCT